TGCAGGATCAGGAACAGCAAAGATAAACGTAACATCAGATGATGGTATCGTTATCACAGCAACTAATGTTGCTTCAAAAGTTCAAGTAGAAGATTTCTACTTACAGCAGAATACTATCGGAACCAGTGATGCCACTATGGTATTAGATCCAGGTGACGATGATGCTGCAACAGGTTTAGTACAAGTACGTGGTAATCTACAAGTAGACGGAACTACAACCACAGTAAATAGTACAACAATATCGGTAGATGACCCCATCATTACTCTTGGTGGAGACACTGCCCCCACTGCTGACGATAATAAAGATCGTGGTGTTGAGATTAAATACTACGATAGTCAGGCACGTGTTGGATTCTTTGGTTGGGATGAAGATTATGCCAATGCAAATATCTGGACAGGCACAGGTGGGTATAGATTCCTTTATAATGCAACTAATACTTCAGAAGTATTTTCTGGAACTGATGCTCCTTTAATAGCAGGTAACTTAGCACTTACAACTAATACAGGTTCTACATCAACAACTACAGGTACTTTAGTAGTAACTGGTGGTTTCGGACTTTCCGAGAACGCACATATTGGTGGAACTGTTACTATTGCAGGTCAATCAGAAATCAACAATAATGTAATTATCAAAGCAGATAATAAAGAGTTTGCAATACAAACTGCTGCGGGTGTAGATAAGTTTACTGTTGATACTGATAATGGCAATACTATTATTGAAGGTACATTAGATGTTCAGTTAGAAACTGAGATCACAGACAATCTAATTGTTACTGCCGATGCAAAAGAATTCAAAATACGCACTGCTAGTCTTGTTGATAAGTTTACGGTTGACACTGATAACGGTAATACAATTATCGAAGGAACACTCAACACCAAACAAGGAGTAGACTTTGATCAAACTCTAAATGTAGATGGCGACGTTACTCTTAATGCAACTCTTGATGTTGATGACGATGTAACAATTCATAATGATTTCTTAATGGATACTACTGGTAAGACATTTACTCTTACTAATGGTAGTGCACAAAAATTTCAAATCAGTACCACAAATGGTAATACAGATATAGAGGGAACTTTAAATCTAGGTAACTTCTTCCATCACGAGGATACTGACACACCAACTATAGGTACTAATGCTCAAGACGATTTCATCATATCTAGTGGAGATTACGGGTCTTTCCGTTTTGATGGTGGTGGTTACGTTGAAGGTGACACTCTGTTTAACTCAGATCTATACATTAATGGTGCTATTAACCAAAAAGACTTAGGAACAACTGAGACATTTAGTACACAGAACTACTTACGTGTAAGATATAAATTACGTGCAGGATCAACAGTTGCTTATACACCTTCATATGCTACAGATAATACTTCAAACTTAAGAGTCTATGGTGGTGCAGGTATCGCTACTGATCTTTATATTGGTGATGACCTTTATATTGGTAAACTTAACTCTGGAGACACAACAGAATTTACAGTTCTTGGAGAATCTGGTAATACAACAATAGGTAGAACTGGACAAGGTTCAGCAACAGCAGGAACACTTACCGTCCACGGAGATGTTACTTTAAATAGAGACGTTACTTTAAATGGTGCACAGAATACTATTGGTGACGCATCTGGTGACGCATTAACAGTAAATGCTACTTCTCAATTCACAGCCCCAGTTACACTGAGTTCAGGACAAGATCTCAATGTTGGTGGTAATGCCATAGTTGATGGTAACTTAACAGTTCACGGTAGCACAACTACAGTAAACAGTACTACTATTACTGTGGACGATCCTATCATTACATTAGGTGGTGATACTGCTCCTGGTTCTGATGACGCAAAAGATCGTGGTGTAGAGTTCCGATATTACGATTCATCTGCTAAAATAGGATTCTTCGGGTGGGACGATTCAGCACTTAGGTTTGCTTTCTATCACAATGCAACTAATAGTTCTGAAGTATTTACTGGTACTAGATCTGGTTTAGACGCAGGTTCCATCAAATTATTTGATACTACAAATGCAACGAATTCTTCTACAGGTGCTCTCATTGTTGGTGGTGGTGCGGGTATTGGACTTGATCTATATGTCGGTGACGACCTCACAGTCAATGACGATGGATCGTTTGGTGGAAATGTCAGCGTTGATGGCACGCTCGATGTAACAAATGACTTTAGAGTCAACACAAATAAATTTACAGTTGCTAATGCTACAGGTAATACATTAGTTGCAGGAACATTTAGAGCAGACGGAGTATCTACTTTAAATTCATCTGTAAATATTGTTGGAGCAAGTTCTAATCTAAGCGTTGGTGGTACTTTGAGTGTCACAAGCAATACAACCCTCTCAGGGACGCTTGGAGTGACGTTAGGAACGACATTAGGTAATACCTTGGATGTATCAGGTGCTACTAATGTTACTAATACTTTAGGTGTAACTGGAGTAACAACTCTTACAAATGCTACCAATGCAACTCTTGGTGGATCTTGGTCATCTAGTGGTGCATTAAGAGTATCAGCAGGTGGTGCATCTATCTCAGGTAATACTGGTATTGGTGGAGACTTAAAGGTATATACAAATAGCACATTAGATGGAACTCTTGGTGTTGGTGGTATTGTAACATTCGATGAGAAACTAAGAGCAAATTCTACTGCACAAGCAACTGCTGCAAACAATAACGGTGCTGCAATATTTACAGCAGGTGGTTTAGCAGTTACTAAGAAGGCATATATTGGAGATGACTTTGATATTGGTGGAGGTAACTTTACTGTAGACGGACCATCAGGTAATACAGTTGTTGGTGGAACACTTGATGTAACAGGTGGAACAACAACTATATCCTCACTCATTGCTACTTCTACAGCAAACTTACAATCAACCTTAAATGTTGGTGGTTCATTTAACATCAACACTAATAAATTTAACGTTGCAGGTCCAAGTGGTAATACTGATATTGCAGGTACACTTGACGTATCTAATGCAGTTGACTTAGATTCAACTTTGAATGTAGATGGTAACGCAGACTTTAATTCTGGTATAGATGTCACATCAGGTGCTGCTACATTTGCAGGTCTTGTACAAGCAAATAACGTAACAGATTCTTCTGCATATAACGATAGTGCTGCTTCTGTACATACAGATGGTGGTTTATCAGTTAAGAAGAAAGCATTTGTTGGTGATGACTTATCAGTCGGTGGATCAGGAGGAGTCAAGTTTGTTGTAGATGGACCTACAGGTAACACTGATATTACTGGAACTCTTAATGTTCAAGATGGTGTAACTTTACAAAGCACACTTGGAGTTACAGGTCAGATTACTGGTAACGTAACAGGTGACTTGACTGGTAATGCTGATACTGCATCTCTAGTTGATGTAACAAACACCACAGGTTCTAACCTTACATTCTTCCCAACATTTGTTTCTGCTACAACTGGAAACACTGAAATAAGAACTGACTCAGATAACTTTAAATATGTTCCTAGTTCAAACACTTTATCTGTAAGTAACTTTGTTTGTTCTACAAACTTTGAGATTCAAGGTAATTTAAACATTACTGGAACTATTACTTTCGGTCAGTCACAGGTTGGTAGTATTGCTAACCACGACACAGATGCTCTTACTGAAGGATCTACAAATCTCTTCACTACTGCTGCTCGCACTAGGAGTCATTTCACATATGGCACAGGTATTACACATAACAGTGGCACACTTTCTGTTACTCAAGCTGATATTGACACCGACAATGTTACAGAAGGATCCACAAACTTATTTACAACTGCTGCTCGCACTAGAGGACACATCTCTGTTAGCGGAGATCTAGCATATAACGCCTCTACTGGTGTTATTTCATACACAATTCCAACAACTATTGCATCTATCTCTAACCATGATACAGGTGATTTAGCAGAGGGCACTAACCTTTACTATACAGATGAGAGAGTAGATGACAGAATTGATGCTTTAATTACAGCAGGCACAGGACTTACTAAGACTTATGATGACGCTGCTAACACATATACATTAGCATTTGACTTTGGTGAGTTTGATACAGGAAATGTAACTGAAGGTAGTAATCTTTACTATACTAACGCTCGTGCTGACGCAAGAGTTAACCTACAGACAGGTGCTAACTTAGACCTATCCAGTAAGTCAACAAGTGACTTAAGTGAAGGCACAAATCTATACTATACAAATGCAAGAGCGGATGCTCGTGTTGTTGCGGGTATCACTGGAAAACTTGATGCATCTGCAATCAGCACATTCGGTCTAACACTTGTTGATGACGCTTCAGCATCTGCTGCAAGGACAACTCTTGGACTTGGCAGTGCTGCTACCACTGCAGCATCTGCATATGCAACTGCTGCACAAGGTACACTTGCTGACTCTGCTACACAGCCAGGTGACTTGGCAACTGTAGCAACCAGTGGAGCATACAATGACCTAACTGGCAAACCTTCCTTAGGCACTGCTGCTGCGGCTGCTACAGGTGACTTTGCTACTGCTGCACAAGGTGCTCTTGCTGCATCTGCATTGCAGGAAGAAACAATTACATTAACAGAGTTTAAGTCTGTGGTTGCTGCATCCAGTGACTTCGATGACTTCAAGAGTAGGGTAGCACTAATGTCATGATGATATTCTCTTTCATCCTATCATTATTTGCTAACCACTTACCAGTGATGTATGTGCAAGTACCTCAGTGGGCAGACGATTGGGCAGTCTGTGCTGTTGATATACCTGACGCTAAGTGTCATTGGTATGTTATGGCTCCTGATAATACTTTTGGTGAAGGATTCTCTTGGGAAGACGCACCATGGTTTGATGCTAACGGATTAAATGATGTTGCACCTATGCAAGCATCAACAGTTTTAGAAAAACTACAGAAACAGTAATGGCAATTCCTACCTCTAAAGCAGAATTAAAAGAATACGCTCTTCGTAGATTGGGTAAACCAGTCTTAGAAGTGAATGTTTCTGATGACCAGTGGATGATGCTATTGATTATACTTTACAAAAGTTTCAACAGTATCATTACGATGGTGCTGAGAGGTGCTATCTAAAACATAAGATTACACAAGATGTGCTTGACCGTGCTGAGACAAACTATAGCTCTACATCTGACGCAGGAAATGATATATGGCTAGAGTCAAACAAATACATTGAAGTGCCAGAGCATATACTTGCTATTGAAGGTATATTCTCATTTACAGATAAAGGGACATCTAATATATTTGATATTAGATATCAGATGAGATTGAATGACTTGTATGATTTTACATCTACACAGTTTTATCATTACTATATGATTAAACAACATTTAGAAACTATCGATTTTCTATTGGAGGGACAAAAACCAGTTAGATATTCTCAGGTACAAGATAGATTATATCTGGATTTTGATTGGTCAACTGACGCATTGTTAGATACATTTATTGTGATTAAAGCATGGAGGGCACTTGACCCTACAACTTGGACTGAGATTTATAATCAAATGTGGGTTAAGGATTATACTACTGCTAAGATTAAAAAGCAGTGGGGCAAAACTTAACTAAGTTTACTGGTGTGCAAATGCCAGGGGGCGTCACATTAAATGGTGAAATGATTTATAACGACGCAGTTGATGAATTAAAACGACTTGATGAAGAACTTAGAATGGTTTGGGAAACACCACCACTAGATATGATAGGATAATGGCTACTAATTCTTTTTTCACACAAGGCACAACAGGTGAGCAGGATTTAGTCGGTAGTTTAGTTACCGAGCAAATCAAGATGTTTGGTAAAGATGTCTATTATATACCTCGCACTTTAGTTGATAGAGACTCAGTGTTTGAAGAGGATAGTCTATCAGCATTTAATGGTGCATATTTAATAGAAGCATACATTGAAGATGCTACAGGATTTCGTGGCGATGGAGATATGTTTAGTAAGTTTGGTGTAAGAATATCAGACCAAGTTACGTTTATAATTTCAAGAGAAAGATTTACTGCAGCAGTAGATGATAATGCACAATTAATTGTAGAAGGTCGTCCTAATGAGGGTGACCTTATTCATTTGCCTATGGCAAATAAAACATTTGAAATACAATTCGTAGAGCACGAAGTCCCATTCTACCAGTTAGGTAAAGTGCATGTATGGGGTTTACGTTGTGAGTTGTTTGAATACAGCGACGAAGACTTCAACACTGGTGTTGCAGAGATTGATGCAGTTGAAGTTAACTTTGCTAATGCAGTCAGTGTCAATGTTGCAGATGGTGGCACAGGAGACTTTGTTGCAGGAGAGATTGTAACAGGTGGTAACTCCAATGTAACTGCTGAGGTTAAGACATGGAATTCTGCTACACGTCAGTTAGTTGTATATAATAGGTCTGGTATCTTTAGTATACCTGAGACTATAACAGGTAACACATCTGGTGCAGCATGGACTTCTGCTACATATAATACACTAAATAATATGAATAGCGAAACAGACCAAAACTTCACACTAGAAACACAGGCCGATGCTATTTTAGATTTCACTGAGAGTAATCCTTTCGGTGACTTTGGAAACTCTGGAGGTACCTTATAATGTTAGGGACATATTCTTATCATGAAATAATTAAAAAGACTGTTATCGGTTTCGGTACACTTTTTAATAATATTGAAATCCGACGCACTAAAGGTAGCAAAACAGAGGTGATGAAAGTGCCTCTTGCCTATGGTCCTAGACAAAAGTTTCTTACTCGCTTAGCTGCAGTAGGAGATTTAACTACTAAAGACCAAGTGCAGATTACTTTACCTAGATTATCTTTTGAGATACAAGGTATTAGTTATGATGCAACAAGAAAACTTTCACCTACACAATACATTCGCAATACTAAAGCTGCGGGAGACAATGTAAAAAGTTATATGCCAATACCATATAACATTAATTTTGAATTGTCTATCATGGCAAAGAATCAAGATGATTCTCTACAAATACTAGAGCAGATTCTTCCATTCTTTCAACCATCATTTAACATCACAATGAATCTGATTCCAGATTTAGGTGAGAAGAGAGACTATCCAGTCACTCTAACTGCTATTGATTATGAAGATGTTTATGAAGGAGATTACGACACACGTCGTACTCTAGTTTATAATTTGTCATTTATAGCTAAGACATTTCTATACGGTCCTGTGCAAGACGCAGACTCAGAGATTATCAAGAAGGCTATTGTTGATTATAATACAAAAGATAAAACCATGCCTACAAGGGAGGTTAGATATCAGGTTACACCAGACCCATTAACTGCTGACCCTGATGACAACTTTGGTTTTAACGAAATATTCAGTGAGTTTACAGATGCCAAGTCGAGAAACCCAACCACAGGAGTCGACGAGTAAGTTTGATGGTATCGAGGATGCCCTCGATGTTAAGTCAGATATCGTCCCTGTAGAAAAACCAGAAGTAGTAACACCAGTTGATACTACATCTACAAAAGAGCAATTAAAGAAAGACTATGAGTATACTCGTGGTCATCTATACTCATTGGTTGAAAAGGGTCAGGAAGCAGTTGATGGTATACTTGAGTTGGCACAAGAGTCAGACCAACCTCGTGCGTTTGAGGTTGCAGGACAGTTAATTAAACATGTCGGAGACGTTGCTGACAAACTTGTAGACCTACAAAAGAAGGTCAACGAGATTGAAAACCCTAAGAAAGACAAGCAAGTCAATACTACAAACAATACAATGTTTGTTGGTAGCACTGCTGACCTTGCTAAATTCTTAAAACAACAACGCGATAAATAGTCTAGTAAGGAGAATCCAAATACAATGTCAGTATTAAACGTCATTGACACACAAACAATTACAGGGTCTGGCTCAGGTTATATCACTGTAAAATCTGGCGTGATTCGTGCATATGCAGCAAGTGCTTCAACTATTCAGATTGATGCAGGACCTGCTATAACTCTTGCTGCAGGAGAAGCAATTCTTTTGTCTGTAGGTAAATCAAAGAATGCTCAAATTAAAGCAGCAACAGATGCAGCCGCTATGGTAGTTACCGTATTAGGCGGAGGCACTCCTGCTCATAGATTTGTCGTTGGAGATTACATTTCTACTGCTGCAAATAGTGATACTGCATTCACTTCAGATTTCGTATCAGCAGCTAGCGGTGGTAAGAAAATTACTGCTGTCACAGATACAACAATTACAACAGATTATGACTCATCAGCAGCAAGTGCAGACTATGCACTATCAACAGCAGATGTGGAAGCAGGCACAGTCCCTGTTATCCAGAAAGCAGTTAAACTTACTGCAGGTTCTGCCAACGTCATCGTTGAGCAAGTCCAGATTGTCGGAGGATAATCAGGAATGCCCGCAGTCTCGAGAAAACAACAAAGATTCTTCGGGATGGTTCGACAAGCTCAAAAGGAGGGTCAAGCGAAAGCTGCCTCACCTGAGGTTGCCAGAGTTGCTTCCAGCATAAAAAAATCAGATGCAAAAGATTTTGCGTCCACTAAACATAAAGGTTTACCTGAGAAAAAGAAAATGAATGAAGAGGGTTACGACCATCTAAGAGATAGAGGGATGATTCCACCAACTAAAGGCAAGAAGGATGCAACTACTATGCCTAAAAGTTACAAGAAATCTCCTGAGCCAAAAAAAGGTAAATCTGCACTTGACATTGTGAAAGCAAACATACGTAAAAAGTATGGTAAAGGTGCTATTATGGGTGAAGATGTAAACTGTGCTGACAGAAAAGAAATGGCTGCACAACATAAAGCAGTCCACAATAAAAAGAAAGATGAAACAGGTGGCATGCCTGCAACCGTAACTGCAAAAAACAGGAGAGGACAAATGCAAGGAGTTGATGAAGCAAAAGTTGACCAAGGTCGTAGTGATTATGGTAAAGCATCCATAAGAAACTACAGGAGAAGCGGACCTGGGCATGGTGATCCTGGCATGTTTGACCCTGAGGGTAAGAGAGGCAAGACTATCGAGAAACGTAGAGCAGAGCATAAAGCACGTCGTGGTGTGAAGGGTGCTAAAGTGCCTGCATACAAGGTTAGTGAAGAGACAGCGTTAGATAAAGCAAAGAAGAATATTGGTAGAGACCCAGATAAGAAGACTTGTTGGAAAGGATACAAGGCAGTAGGCACTAAGATGAAGGGTGGTAAGTCTGTGCCAGATTGTCAAAAA